CAACGAAAACACCCAGCGATCCCGCGCCAGCGTCCCCTGAGTCCGCCGTCTAACTCCACGACAAAAGGCGTCAACCAGGAAAGCTTCAGCGCTATCGCGAGGTGATCTACACCTCCAACCCCCCCCGCAGGGAGCGGGGGAAGCGAGTGTCCGTAGGTTTGTATGGAACAAACCACGGACTGAGGGAGTTCTCTACTCCCTCAATCAATCCCATTTCGCAAATAAAATAAAAGGTTCCCCTGGGGAACCTTTTCTACGTTTTGGAGGGGCCACCCGTCGCGCGGAAGCGCGACC